AGCTTGCCGTTAGACTTCCTAAAAATTCTGCGCGCTGTTTGTCATTTCCATTTTTAAATGACTTAATGATTGTCTCTGTTTCCGACTGATCCAGTAGCGGAATATCGACTAATCCCTGCCTTTGTGCAAAAGATGTTGCCTCCACAATTCTTTTGTCTACAAGTGCTTGAACCTCGGCGACACTTTTCCCGTTCGCCTCTACCATAAGATTACCACCTGTAATCTGTCGGGTGGTCCTGCCATAACTTATAGGATCGCTCTTTAAGGCGGCCCTTTGTAATTTAACTTGTTTTTCAAGAGATTCCTTTAATATTGCCTGCTCGCCTGTAAGGCCCCTTTTCGAGTTAGTGTTATTCAAACCAGCAATCATCTGCTCTTTTTCAAAAACAGATGTTGGCCTTAGAGCCTCCATGCGGGCCTGCATCTTCTGCACGTTGTTTATTTTTGCCTGAAGACCAGACGTATCAAAACCTTCTGCGGCCAACTCATTAACCCGCTTTTGAATTTCTTGAACAGCTTCCTTTGTGGGGCTATTGCCGCCGCCAATAACGTCAAAAAAATTTCTTTGCGCAAAGTCAGAAACAGCATCGTACTTGGGCTTTAATTCCCTGATATCTTTTGCAAGGCTAGTTTCCAACTGACTAACAACGGTGCTTAACTGGTCATCACTAAGGCCAGCCGCCTGCTCGCCACCCTTCTCGATGCTTTCCTTGAGGGCATCTATGTATGACCGCTTGTCGCGAATGCTTTGGCTCTTATCAAAGCCGCCGCGCAATCTTGCAATATTTGCATCCTGCCTGACCCCAATCAGGGTCTTGGCAATTTGATCCGGAGAAAATTGATGATGCTCCATATACGCCTCAAGCCCTTCAAGCTCATTGGCGAGAACATCATCAAAATTAGACATACCGGCGCGCGCCATATCCTCAACATTTCTGGATATTTCGGAGACGCCCTGAATGCCTTCAGCACGAAACTTTGCCTCCTCCAGTTTCATGTCCTTTTCGGACAAATTCAAAAACTGGGCATTGCGTAAATTGCTTAGATTGTTCTTGAGCGCCGCGGCGATATCTGGAGACAGACTGCCACCAGCCGAGGAATATCCGGCTACAGCCTCATCAACCCTAGTGATGATTTCTGTGGTGTTTAAACCTTCTTGCTTACCGCGCAGTATAATTTCGCCAATTTGCCTGCGCGCGTCTACCTCAAGCTCTGCACCAAATCTCTTGCTCGCGATAACATAACCTGTGCGCTCATTTGCGCTCATGTCAGCAAGTGATTTGCCGGAAAGTTGCTGCAAAAAACTTTCTGGCTCGCGTTGTGCCGATTCAATTATTTGCAATTTTTGGCGCTCGGATGCTTTCTCAAAAGCAAATGAGCTTAATTTATCGAGAGAAGCTGACATCTTCTCATACCCGCGCGCCGCCTCAAGCCCGCCAGACAAAACATCTACGGACGGCAAAGACCCAATGCTTGTCGGCATCAAGCCGACCTGACGATATCGTGGAAGACGTTCAGCCATGATTTGAACCTGCTAGATGCATTTGTGCCGCCACTCTAATGAAAGTCAACCATCTGCCACTGAGTGTTAAAGCCGGATTGAAAGACGTTGGGGTCTGTGGGCGCACCCGGAAATAACTTCGCCCCTGACATCGCGGCCTGACCCAAAGACACCAGCGCGCCGATCTTTGCTGACTTCATTGCCTGATTGCCTTGCCTGGTGAGAGCTTCCGCTTGATGCATGAATTGCTTGGCGCGGTGTTCTCCCATCAATGTTGTAATGGCTTCGTTATCTTCTGCCGTAAAGAACTCAGAACCACCCTTCGCTAAGGCAAACTGCTGTAGGCTTTTGGCGCTACCGCTAAAGGGGTCGATTCCGCCAGCGCCAGCGCGGGCATTGATCGTCGCGTTGGTACGGACAATACGATCCAGCACCTCAACGCCCTGACGGCGAAACTTCAGCGCCTCGCTACGCGCCTGAACGCGGGCCTGTGTCGCTTGCATGGCTGCCTGTTGAGCCTGTGCTGCAAACGCCTTTTGTTGCGCCTTACCAGCCTGAATCTTACCATAGGCGCTTGCTAGACTTGTCGCCACGCCAATAACCGCAAGTGCTTGACCCATATTATTGTCCTGCGCTTAGTTTGTAGTCGATTCCCAACACAGTCATCTTGAGCGGTACGGTCTGCGTGATGGTTATCTGGCCATCGTAATTATAGCCCAATATGCCGTGCAGCGTCTTAATTCCCGTGAATTCTTCAACGTCATCATCAAGAATGTCGGTGCCAAACCTGCGAAACGGTATTTCCTTGCCATTAATAGACACGGCCTGCGTCTCAAACAATTCGGCGTTGACTTCAAAGATGCGTTTTTTAAAGCCCTTTAGCGAACCACTTGGCAGCCTCGGCTCAACCGGCAGCGTCTTAATCGTCGGCGTAAAGTCCAGACCGACCTGATACGATGCCGTTGCGGCGCTGCCGAATGTCACCGTAAATGGCGAAGCTGGCACAGTTTGATCCGGCTCGACAATACCGTCGCGGACGATCTTGACTGTCTCGCCCTCAAGGTGATCCATCGTGACAGACGCTGCCGCGCCACCCGTCTTTGCCGAGTCCATCAAAACGGTAGAATCAAACAACTCGACGTAATAAACATCAGCACTGTTCACGGTTCGTTTCACAACCGTATAGATACTGTCAACATCTACACCAATCGACTTGAACTCCCCGTCCGTTGTCCACTCTGACGGCGCTATAACATTCTGAGACCGCAACAAGGTGTAACATGCAATAGTGCCGTCATCTCCGTTGACTATCAGAACACGGTCGCCTTCATCCGTACTGGTCGCGACACGCATCGCCATCTCGGTTGGCGTCTTAATGAGATGTGAAGACAGGAGCGAAATGCGTGCAGATGTGTAAGCCTGCACCGTGTCATTAAACAGGAACTCTTGTAGCGTTTTGCCCTGACGCTGGACAAACAGCGACGCACCGTCGACATTTACAACCCGAATGCCGGGGCGCGAGCCAAATGCCGTTTGTTGCTTCACGATCAAATTACTTGGTGTAATCGGCTCATCAAGAGTCTGCGGGACGAAGAATTCGCCACCCGTCGTGAAGACTTGAAGATGGCGACCGGAATAGATGTTCACAATGCTATTGAAAGTGCCTGTATCCAGAGTAGCCTCAACCGCATCATCATCAAGCGCCTCGTTCGGAGAAAAGTCAAAAAAGACACTGACGCGCGAACCCCAGATTGTAGAAGGCAGACCCTTTGATCCACCAAAGAAGAGCCGACCTTCGTGAAACGTAACTGACTTAGGCCAACCGCGCTCATTCGACCATGCGTCTTCATACCCGTGTTCCGTTTCAAAATCACCCGCTGATATTGCGCTGTCATCAAAGAACGGGATTTCTGTATGCGCCTTCACTTGCGTGTTGCTAACAAATTCAATTATGCGCGCACGGCCAAACCCGTTTGTCACATTTACATATTCATTAACCGCCGCCTCCTTGAAGGGGCTTATGCTATAGCCTGACGAATTATCGGGCGCGGTATCCCAATCGGGGAACACAGTTAAAACCTTTGTGGAACCTACGTAATCCTCAATATGACGTGTCTGACCCGCACCCGTTCCGGATGTGATTTCAATAAACATCCCATTCGGCTCGTCGTCGCTTGTAAAACTAGAGGCAGCCTTGAGAGTGATTGTGTTCGCCGTTCCAGCCTGTGCCGTTCCTGTATCTGTCGTTGCTCCAGACGCAGTAAGGGTGATGTTGCCACTGGCCGCCGAGGGCGTAAGCGTGTAGTTCGGCTGATGCGTATCCAAATTAAACGCAAACTTGGGTATGAACGTGAAAGAAAGCTGGCTCGCCGTCCAGCTTGAGTCTGACGCGCCGCGCACAATCTTGTATGGCGGCAAATCCTCGTGGACCAGAATAACCGTATCGGCGCTTTGGACCCAATTCATTTCCGGCAATATCTCGTCAGTGAATGCCGCCACGGAGAGATAATCATTTCCGCTGCCGTTGATGTTTGTAATCAGCGCGCCGTCCTTGAAGACATACATCCTAGCCGGTGTAAAGACGAGCATGTAACTATCGCTCACCGAAAACTCAAAGGACACCATCCGCACCGCGTTCGCCGCACCCGCATCGAGTTGTGCGACAAACTTCGTTCCGTCTCGACGCCTTATGCCGCCCTGCGGCTGTATCGTCACATTCCGTGCCGTCGTCAATCCGGACTTGTACTGCGCTATATCTGTACGCGCGCGCAGCTTCGGGTCCATCTCTCCAGACGTGAAATCATTCTGTATTTGAATGATCCGGCTCATCCACGGACATCCGTCAATGGGAATTCCATGATATTCTGCGGAGGACGATCACCGCCATCGATATTCATCGCCACTCGCATAAGGCCGCCACGCATGTTTTGTTCAAGCGTGCCATAGGCGAGCTTATGGTAGAAGTCAGCTTTCGTAATCTGATCTGTGATTGGTTCGGCGAATGCCGCCGCAAGCGCGTGCTTGAGCAGGTTCACAAAATATGGCGGAAAGGCGGAAGCCTCGGGTCGGAACTGGTAATCGATCCAGACCGCCTCATAATTAGCGAATAGCCCACCGCTATAGATTTCAAACTCTCGCACCGGCAACGCGCCCACAGCACTACTTGCAAATACAGCTTTTGGGTTGCCCAAGATATCGCCCGGCAGGGCATACTTATATTTCCATTCATTTGTTGGCGTATCCACAAAGCGCGAAAGGCCCGTCTTCTGGATGGACCAACTGAAAGGATACTGCATCAAGATCGTGTCTTGAATATCGTCGTATAAACGATCTGCAATCTGCGCCTCATCCGTTCCATCACTAAAGCTGGAAAGCGGAGCAGCGCCCAACATAATGAGCGCATCGGAGCAAATCGAGAGCTTGGTATCGCCTGCGGCCATACGGACCCCCTATAAAATGGGGCGGGCGTTTAAACCCGCCCCATCTAATTAGTCGCCGTCAGTCGCGGCCAGCGTAGTGCCGTCCGCCACATCCACAACACCACCCGAGTTCGAAAGAACTTGAGTCAAGGTGCTGACGCGCGTACCCCCGGTGGAGGTCACGCAGTAAATCAGATCGCCGATAGCAAGCGTGTCGGACAGGCTGTTAAAGTAGCCAGCCGTATTAACGTCTGCAATCGTGTCGGCGGTCTGGTAGGTGTACATCGACGGTGCGTTGCCCTTCTTCGAGGCGAACACCACACCGAATCCAGTGGAAGAAAAAGCCATAGTTCAATCCCCCTATTCGGTGCTGCTGATGTGGACGATACCCTCGTCATCGATGGCAACCGCACCAGCGGAGAACATCGAAGAAACGAGGAAGCTCGTTTTCTCGGGGACGTAGTTGATCTCGCTCTTCTGCGCCATCGAGACACCGAGGCCAACCGCGTCACGATGGAACGCGAAGTTGGTGCGGGTTGACGGAAGAGGGAGACCGCCTTCGTCACGGTCGCCGAGCATGATGAACTTGAACCCAAGGAAGGTGTCGATCTCACCCTGAGAAAGAGCTTTCACAGTAGCGAAATCGGAACTTGTGAGTTCAGTCTCATCAAGCAAAGCAGACAGACCATTAGCATGAATAATCATACAGCGACCTTC